CGTGCCGCTCACGAACATCTCGGTGGCTTACATCCAGCGAGAAGACCGGTTCATCGCCGACAAGGTGTTCCCGGTTGTCCCGAGCGACAAGCAGTCGAACCGGTACTTCACGTACGACAAGTCGTACTGGTTCCGTACCCAGGCTCAGGAGCGAGCCCCCAGCACCGAGTCGGCAGGTTCCGGCTGGGCTGTGGACTCGACCCCGACGTACTTCTGTCGGGTGTTCGCAGTCCACAAGGACGTGGACGACCAGACCCGAGCCAACACGGACACCCCGCTCGACATGGACCGGGACGCCACGATCTTCTGCACCCAGCAGATGCTCCTCAGGAAGGACCAACTGTGGGTGACGAAGTACTTCACCACCGGCATTTGGGCCGGGATCACGGGCGCTCCGCTCGACGTGACCGGTGCTGCCACGGCGGCTGCCAACCAGGTCATCCAGTGGGACCGTGCCGGGTCTGACCCGATCAACGATGTCACGACCTACGCCATGCGGATGGATGAGCAGACCGGCTTCCGGCCGAACACGCTCGTCATCACGCCGTACGTGGAGCAAAAGCTCCTGGTGCACCCGGTCATCCTCGACCGCATCAAGTACACCCAAGGTCCTGCCATCCCGACGCTTCAGCTCCTGGCGCAGCTGTTCAACGTGGAGCGGGTGCTCGTTGCCCGTGCCACACAGAACACAGCTCAGGAAGCGGCCACGGCGACCATGAGCTACGTCGCCTCCACCAAGGGGGCGTTGCTCCTCTACGTCAACCCGACTCCGAGCATCATGATGCCGAGCGCCGGGTACACGTTCTCGTGGAGCGGGCTCTACGGTGCCGGGGCGATGGGCACCCGCACGAAGCGGATGCGCATGGAGCACCTGGAGTCCGACCGGATCGAGATGGAGATGGCGTACGACCACAAGGTTGTGGCAGCCGACTGCGGAATCTTTTTCAACACGATCGTGCAGTAGGGGGCGACCCTCGTGGCGCTCGTCTACACCCTCAACCGGCCAGGCCCGATCGACGGGACGACCCGTGCTGTGGGTTACACGCTCATCGGCAGCGACATCACCTTCCTTGGTCGGGCGCTCCCGGCGCTCATCCAGGCCGGGCACGTGATCGTCACGCATGGCGACGTGACCGAGGTGCAGACGCTCACGTGGGGTGGCACGGTCAACGCCGGGTCCTACACGATCACCTTCGACGGCGAGACGACGGGGGCGATCGACCACGACGCCACGGCGGCAACCATCACGACGGCGTTGGAGGCGCTCGGGAAGGTCGGTGTCGGTGACATCACCGTCACCGGGGGCGGGGCCGGTCATGCGAACATCACGCTCACCTTCGTCAACCGGGGCAACGTGCCGCAGGTGACGATTGGCAACAGCTTGGGCGGCACTGCCCCTACGCTGACGCCTTCGACCACCACGGCCCCGGTGGTGGACCGCAACCCGATGGCGCAGCTCGGGGTCCGGGATACTCCCGTCAACACCGACTTGCTCACCACGATGATGTCCCGAGGTTGACATGCCCCGCTACTTCGCAGGCCGAGCAATGCAGGTTGGCGATCAGGTCTGCCAGCCCGGCGACGAAATCCCCGAGGCCGGAGACTGGTCGAACCTGACGGCGTGGGTCGATCAAGGCCACATCGTCGTGTCGTTTGAGCCCGGCGAGCTTCAGCAGGCGCTCCGTGCCTTCGGTGGTGCGCCGAATTGGATGAGGGCGCAGTCGATCGAGGTCATCCGGGGCCTGGAGCGTGGTCGCTACCACGAAGTCTTCGAGGCAGCTGCCGAGGAGCCCGTCGAACCCGAGGTCGAGTTCGCCGACGAGCACAACCAAGAGGAAGCGCTGGAGGCGCTGGCAGCCAAGGATGCCGCTGAGGCCGCTGAGGCAGAAGCAGCGGCAGAGGCCGAAGCAGCCGCCGAGGCAGAAGGCGTCGAACCGTTCTCGATCACCAGCCTGAAGGCCAGCGAGGCAATCGAGTGGGCGGAGTCCGAGGACCGCACCGAGGCCGAGCTACTCGATGCGCTTGAGGCCGAGACGAACGGCAAGGCCAGAGTCACGGTCACCGAGGCCATCGAGGCTCGACTCGCTTCTGACGACGGCTAGCTCCCATGTCGGCGACGTACGCCAACGACCCGATGGCGAGCGACAAGGATGCCGTCAGGTTCCGTATCGGCGACACGGCGAGCCCATGGCAGTTCAGCGACGCCGAGATCAACTACCTGATCGTTGAGCACGGCACGGCGCTGCGAGCGGCGGCCCAGGCGGCACGCCAGCTCTCTGCCCGGTACTCGAATCAGCTCTCCCGCACTGTCGGGTCGCTGCACCTCGACTACGCCACGAGGGCGAGGAACTACGCCCAACTGGCCGATGAGCTGCAACGCCAGGCCGACCGTATGGCTCCCGGCACCGTGCTCACCTTCGGGGTCACCAAGTCCGAGAAGGACGGCGGCGACGACGACCTGTACTCGGTCAACCGTGGCATCGAGATCGACTTGCACCGCAACCCCCGCCAGTCCAGCGCAGCCCCCACGGGCACAGGCGCTCTCACAGGCCCGTAGGAGCCCCACATGCTTGCCAAGCGGATCACCGTCAATGCCACTGCCACCAAGCTGTATGACGCCGCTGTGGACGCCAGGTACGGCGCAGACGTGCTGTTCTCGAACACCTCGGGCGTGGCGATCGAGTTGGGACCCTCGACGGTCACGTTCGGGACCGGGTACAGCGTGGCGGCGGCGGCCAGCATTCGTATCCAGGTCAACAGCGACCTGTACGGCATCGTCTCCACAGGCACGGGTACCAGCCAACTCCTCATCGCCCCGGCTCTGGCTCCATGACACTGGACCAGGCTTGGCTCGACCTGATGCCGGTGACGATCACCGCCTATCCGAGGTCGGCGGTCGACGCTTACGGCCAGTCGGGCTACTCCTCGACGGCACGGGGCACCTACAAGGCCCGGATCGAACCCGACACGAGACGCCAGGTGAGTGACAGTGGCCGGGAGTCGGTCCAGCGCCACCGGATCATCACCGAGGCGACCACCATCACGATCCTGGACCGGATCGTCTACGGCGGGGCCAACTACGTCATCGAGGACCTGCGCACCGAGTACGACGAGGCGGGGGTACACCACCAGGAACTCGTGATCGCACCGGGATCGTGAGATGGCTACCGCACCGCCGAAACGTGTGGCCTACTTCGCCACACCCAGAGCACGGCCCGACGCCCAGGACCTGAGGCAACAGATCAGCGGCGGGGCCTGGGTCAGGGTCCCGGCCATCCCCGACACGATGGACGTGACGGGAGCCCAGGAGCTGGCCAAGGCACTGGTCGAGGCCACCGCATCCACGCTGGCGGCTGCCGGGTCCGGGATCGCAATGGCTGCCGAGCACGTGATGACCAAGGCCAAGCTCCAGGTGCCGGTACGCACCGGGGCGCTACGTGGCTCCGGTTTCGTGCGGGCACCCATCTGGAGCAACGGCCAGCTCAGCGTCGAGATGGGCTTCGGTGGCCCGGCGACTCCCTACGCTCTGCACGTGCACGAGGACTTGTACATGGCGCACAAGCACCCGACGAAGGCCAAGTTCCTGGAGGACCCGCTCAAGGCGGAGACCAAGAACGTCGTGGCCATCGCCGAGGCCGTCATCAAGCGAGCACTGAAGTAGCGCCATGGGGATGCCCGAGGACGTTGCCTCCCACTTGGTCTCCACCGGCCGCATCACGGCGCTCGGTACCGACTGCTTCATCAACTGGATGCCGGAGACCCCGGATGCCGTCGTGGTGCTCACCGAGACGGGCGGATCAGCTCCCGAGTACTCACTCGGTGGGAGCCAGCCCCCGGTGCTGCGCAGCTACGGGCTTCAGGTCCGGGTCCGAGGGGCCATCACGGGTGCCCAGGCTGCCCGGACCCTCATCGAGAACATCTGGAGCGACCTGGGCCTGGTCAGTTCCCGCACGATCAACAGCACCGTCTACCACGTGATCGTGCCGGTCAGTTCGCCGATGTACCTGGGAAGGGATACCAACGAACGGCCTGAGTTCACGGCCAACTTCATAGCCGAAGTGTGAGATGGCCGGACAGGACCGTGGCTTCTGGCGGCAGCGGGCCGACGGCCGCTGGATCGTGCGTCCACCGGGGTGTCCGAAGGCCATCCTGATCCACGAGTCCAAGCACAAGGTCACCGTCGAGGCGAACGGCTCGATCAGCATTTCCCCCGCCATCCTGGTCATGCCGGGTACCTTCCCGAACCACCCTGAGTACTCGTGGCACGGCTGGCTGTTCGAGGGCCGCTGGGAGGAAATCTGATGCCGCTCACCGCTGACCAGTTCGGCAGGCGCTTGATCGCACTTCGTGATGCCCAGCGGGCTCACCTGACCATGCTGGATGCGCTCATCGAGGACCTGTACGTCACGATGCCCGAGACGCAGCCCGAGTACCAGGTGGAGACGATGGGTCAGCCCGAGACCAGCGAGGAGGACCTGGCTCGGCTGGTGCAGGAGCGACTGGGACACACGTGAGCACGGGTGACGCCTACGGCCCCACCTCCGTCGAACTGACGTGCGACGAGATGCCGAGGTGCTCCCGCTGCCAGAACTTGCTCGCCACCTTCGTGTCGAGGCCGTGGGCCATCAAGTGCCAGCGCTGCAAGGCGTGGAATCAGCACGGCAGGCTGCCGAAGTGGCTGGCTGAGCGCATCGACCGGGACATCGGGGAGCACCCGCCACCCGACTGGCCGCCGACCAGTTGGAAGAACAACACCCAGGCCCTCAGACCTCGTACCGTGACTCGCACAACCGAGTAGTGCCCGAGTGGCCTGAGGATCGCATCCCCGAGAGTGTCCGCTGTGACCGGCTGAGGCTGCCTGGTCAGGCCGTGTGCGTAGGGAGCCACATGCCTGAGGACCAGGAAGTGCCCGCCGAGACCACCAAGCCAGCCAAGACCGGCTCGTACACCGTCATCGGCGACTGGGTAACCGAAGTCGAGGGCGGCTTCGCCCGCATCGGCATCGGCACCGTCGTCACGCTCAGCGCCGAGGAAGCCGCACCGCTGCTTGCAGACGGTGTGATCGAGTAGGGGAGCACAGATGCCCACATTCCGCCACGGAAAGTCGACTCGGTTCTACGTCGACCAGTACGACATGAGCAACCAGTTCAAGTCGGTGCAGATGAACATGCAGCAGGACACGGCCGATTCGACGGCCTTCCTGGCACCGGTCAAGTCCTACGTCGTCGGCCTGCCCGACGGTCGTTTGAGCTTGGCGGGCATGTTCGATGCCACGGCGGTCTCGGGTCAGACCGGTGGTGTCGACGTGATCTTCGCTCCGATGATGAACTCGACCACGCCGAGCACGATCAGCTACCTGCCTGAGGGTGCACCGGCCACGGCCCTGTCTGCGGGTACGGCCACCCGGCGTGCGTACAGCATGTCCGGGTACCTGACCAACTACCAGGTTCAAGGTGCTGTCGGCGACCTGGTGGGCGTCAGCGCTGACTTCGTGAACGCCGCCACCGTCGGTCTGCGCTCCGGCCAGATCGTGATGGACGGCACGATGGCGAATGGCCAGGCTTTCACGATCGCTTCGAGCGCCTACGCCAACGGCGCAGGCACCCCGGCCAACTACACGGCCGACCGTGGGACGAGCGCACCGACCGGCTCTGGCCAGACGATGTACGTGGCATATCACCTCAACGTCACGCTGGGCACAGTGACCGCCACGACCATCACGATCAACTCCAGCGCTACCACGTCGCTCGGCACCCCCTCCGCCCACGTGGTGCTGCCGCAGATGAGCGCCTCAGGGACGTACTCGGGGTTCGTGTCGCTCACCGGCCAGACCGTGCTCCGTTACCTCGGCCTCACCATGGCCACGTCGGGGACAACCGGCACCGTGACCCTCACTGGCACCATCACTGCCACCGTCTTCTGATCGAGTAGGGAGAACCTCATGCCCCAGTTCCGCCACGGAAAGCGCACCGGGCTCCACATCGAACAGATGGACGGAACCATGTTCGATCTGTCCACCTACCTGCGGGAAGTCAACTTCCCCCGGCAGA